TGTATTTTGCATCTGTTTGGTATCTTGGGTCTTGAACCAGTGCAAACAATTCGGATTTGTCATACGCCTGACCTGACACAGAAGCAACCGGGATTTCTTTTTCACCCATAAGCCCACGAACTTTTTGCAGCAATCGTTGACCGGCTGCTGTACCACCGAGAACTTCAAGTTCTTGGTAGTCATCTTCTGTGAATACACCCTTGTTTACAAGTCCTCGACCCCATTGCACATTGGATTTTATGATATCATCTGCGTTTTTACCTAACGCTGCTTTTTCCGTCGCAATATTAATTTGGGCATCATTCACCTGAGAGTTTTGTATTTCTACAAATTTTTGCCCTAACTTGTTAAAGGCTTCCTGTGAAATCATGTTTTCTTTTGCCCAATCCTGATAGCTTGCTAAGAGGGGATCGTCGGGTGCAAACTCACCAAGGTCTTTTGTTTCATAAACTTCGGGGGGCTTATGCTCACCTCGACTCATTTTTGTTCTTAACTCAGAATAAGATTTTTTTGTTTTATTAAATTCACCCATTAAGGCTTCAATCTTAGGACCTGAATCGGCATCCCAATATTCTTCCGGCAAATATTCCGGGCGTGTAAACTCAACTTCGTCAGGCTCAACAGCCGGTTCTTTATGCACCATTTCTTGTGTATCTGACTCTGTTTCTTCACTTTTATGTTCAGCCATTAATCCTTGCGTTTCTTCTTTTACTTCTTCAGCCATTGATTGCTCTCCTTATCCGTCCTTGAATATCCCAGACTATTGAATTTTGACCCTCGCTGTAATACCCATAGCTTTTTTTAGCTCCCGGTATCCAACTTGGTTTATTGATTGTTACAGAAATAAGATGTTCTAAAACCTTCTGTCCATCTTCTGTTCCAAAACATCGTTGATAGGATTTATCAAGCTGAGAAGGTTCAACTTTAATATCCTGTGGTGTTGCGTCCAAGCCATCCCACCCGGGCGTATTGATTGATCTAATTTGTTGGGCTTGCGTTTCCAATATTTCTCTCCTTCATTAGTGGTCGTTTGACTGCACGACTTAGCATTTGCTTTGCCTGTTCTTTACTGACAGGCTTAAGGTTATAATCATGGATAGCTTTATCGTAGGCTTGTGCTTCTTCAAGACTGTCAAAAGCAACAAAAGTTCCTGTATCTAAAGACTTCTTTAAGGCTTGGTTTGTTGGTAAAACCTGACCTTCCCAAAGAGTCGGATAAACAATTTGTTTTTTATCAATTTCATCTATTCTTGTAACAACAGTAGACATTGTACCATTGTTCATAATGATCTTATCATTAATAATATTATTGAAGTGGTGCTTCAGGATTGGGTCCACCTTGCCCCCCTTGTGCCATTTGCTGTTGCTGCATTTGCATTTGCTGCTGCATTTGAGCCATAGCTTGTTTTTGCATTTCAACCCGTTCTTGTGGAGTTGTTATAAGCTCAGAGGGAACCGCCATTTGTTCTGCCACATAATCAAGTACAGCTTCTTGTTTTAACACAAACTGCCCTGCTGGACCTGCTGCCTGTGCAATCTGAGCAAATTGCATAACCTCTTGCACCTTTGCCATATTTTGAGCTTGGGCAAGTGGAGCCGACGGGACAACTTTTACTTCCAAGCCATTCACTCGGAGAGGTAAATCAATCATTCCCATTTGATCCATTGTTTCTAAAGTTCGCCTGACAACAGGGTACATCGTTTCATTAATGAGCCGACCAAATGCTGCCCCTAAGTTTTGAGCAAGCTGACGGGTTTTCTCTGTAATTTCCGTTGCGGATCGTGCTGACATATTTTCAGGCGGTAAATCTTCGTCTAGTAAAATTTTCTTAATAGACATTCTTAAATCGTTTGCCACAATTTGTGAGAGTTGAGGGTCCCCGGAACGTGGTAGTGGAGCAAGACTAGCACCTTGAGGACCCCCGTTTCGGGCAACGGGTATGATTGCACCGGGAAGAATTTGTATTGTCGATGGGTTTAAGATTCCGTCATCGCTTGCCGTAAAAACTCCCCCGATTGATAGAGAAGCATTTTTAAGGGTTAGTTCTATGGCTCGGTTTAAAGATTTAATGTCGGGCAGGGCAGTCAAACACACACCTCGCCCCATGATTTCTTGAGAAGCCACCATATACCGGGCGATAACCCAAGGAAAGGATGTGAGTTCTCTGTGCAGCAATTCATGTTGCCCGGATTCATCTATGATTTGATAATGATACATACCCTTTGTTTTATCGTAATAGGTCGATTCAATCAGCGTTATTTTATCGTTTTCAGAGTCTTTATACCGAGAAGCAATTTCATTTGGTATTTCGATGTCCGGGTATTCTTGATCCAAAACATTAAAAGGCTTCTTAATTTTTCGATACACTTTATCCACGGTGCCAAAAGGACCCTCTTCAAAACACACCGTAAAAGTTGGAATACAGGTAAATCGCATAGGCTGCACTTCATCACCGGGCTGTATCAGCATCACAGCCGTACCGATTGCCAGTTCAAGAAGAAACTCACCCATCGCCATATCAAAGTTCGATTGCCTGAGAACGCCAAACATCTTGGTCGTATAATCATCAAGAACACGTTGAATTTCAACTTGCCGTTCTGCCGGAATTGATTTACCGGGTGCTAACCGACACCAGTTTCGCATGGGAGGAAAGATACCAGACTGAAGTCGATTAGCAAAACGGTGCGTGGATTGAATAGCAGTGCTATCAAAAACCCTCGACATTTTATCCTGACCCGGAACATCCCCTTCGTAATACCCATCATAGAGATTTCTATTGGGCAAGCAGTAACGATAGGCATCTTCGTAAATAGACCGCCATTGATCTTTTTTTGAGGTTGCTGCCTCATACCGTTTTTTAATCGTTTCAGGTTTTAATTTCATTTCTTTTTACCATAAGCCTTCATAGCAATTTTGCCCGAGGTCGATTTGGCAAAAGACTTAGCATCTTCAACACCCTGTTTGGTGTAAGCAAAATGTTTTGTTTTCATGCCTTCTTTGGTTTTAGACATGACCTTTGGCATTTATTTTTTCGTACCCTTTTTAGGGGGTCTGCCTTTTTTTGTTCCGTACGTTCCCATACCTTTTGGCATAAACTTATCCTTCCCTTGGGTTAAAACGAACACCAGATGTTGATGCTCCGAAATCAGACACGCCCAAGCCGGGGCTAAACCGATCTTGTGACATAAGAAGCCTTTGACCACCAAAACGTCTCAATCTGTTTCGAGATATCATCTGGCGTATTTGTTTACGTCGTTCCGCTTCGGCAATCATTTCCTGTTTTTTCTGGATCATTTCTTCATCGGAATATCCCTGTCCCTCAAGGACTGAGAAATCAACAATCTCTTGAACGCTATCGCCATCCCCTGTGACCGCACTTGCATTAGAGGGAGCCGTAAAGGTTGAAGCAGCAGCAGCATTAGCAGCAGCAATAGCAGCAGCATTATCGCTGACATTGGATGTACCGTCACTTTGAAGGGTATCATTTGTTGAAGATGACCCGGTATTTAAAGCAACTTGATCGGATGTTGCGTCAATATCCCCAAAGTAATCTCTGTATTCGTCCATGAGCCCAGACGCTAACCCTCGTTTTGTTTTGCCTAAATCAACAGTTTGATCATTGGATAGCGTGGTGCCAAAATTCTTTCCCTCATCCGTAAGAGGATCATTTGTAAGAGTTGCACCGCCCTCAACAGCGGTTTCAATTTCTTCAAAGCCAGATAAAACGCCTTGTGCTGCAGTAAGTTTTGTACGACCTGTGCTTATTTGCGTACCATCAGGCGTTTCAATCGACCAATACTTCCCTGTATCCACCAATTTATTGCCGGAAGCCGAGGTAAAGGTCGGGTTTGGAGCGTTTGGCTTATTCAAAGTTTAAAATAACCTTCCATAAATGGCGTAGTCCCTGCAATCGGGACCATATCGCTTACACAATCCTTCCTTTTTAAATAGCACAGAGGATATCCACCTGTCTGCAAGAGAATTGTCGGAGCAAACATGGGCTTGAAACCGCCACAATTTAAGTTCTTTGGCTATGAAATCAAACCATTTAAGGCTTGCCCGGTGCCAAACGTGTCGTTTTTTACCTAAATTTGCATCCGGGATCATCCATGCTTCGGCAACGCCTGTCCAAAGAAGGTGAAACCCAAAGGAAACATAAAGTTTATCTTTAGAAATGCCTGTCCACGCCTGTCCTTCTTTAACAAATTCAAAGTTATTGCCTTCAAATACAGGTCGATCAATCTCTCGGAGTGTCATAAGCGTTGGATGATGAGGGTGAAAAGGAATTAATCGGTTGGAAATACCGTCCAGACCCATAGCTTTTTCCATTTGTCTAGGCGAAAACATCAAAATCAAGCCCGGCATAGACAGGTTTGGAAAAGGACGTATCTGATCCTCGCACCAATCGTCGGTGTTCACCACCGCCTAGACATAAATACCCGGCAGCATCGCCAATATGTGAGTGTTCGTTCTTGTTTGGGCTGTCTTTAAACCTCTCAACGCCTGATCCAATACTCACTCTCTTGAAATGATAGCCCCCGGCTAGTGATTTTCGCAATCGAACACAGGTTTTATTGACCATAAAGCCGGGTTTGCCCTCAATTAATCGTCCCATAGGAGATGCAAGGGCTTCTCTTCTCACTTTAAAATCGTTTGATGCAGTGGGACGAGCCATTAATCCATGTGTTTTTAAGTGGTCAAAAGCGGTTGTTTCATAGATTGCATCTCTTTGGGACCCTGCCGGATCGCCCCAAATCATTACAGGCATTTTTGGGAAGTATGTTTCCAGTTCTGCTTTGAGAATATGGCAAAATCGTTCCAATCCCATGTCAAACGTCACAACTTCATGGAGAATATGCCATCGACCATTGGGCAATCTCTGTCCAAAGACAGCAGCCGGGGTCAATCCAAAGTCCAAACCAATCTGAATGGGTACATTTTTTTCTGGCTCAAGGTCTAAAGACATTAAATTATCGTCATATTCAGGCCAAACGGAGCGTCCTTCCTGAACATAAGTGTATTTTCCTTCCGCATAACAGCGTATCCAATCAAGATTTTTACCGCCCAAAAGCTGTTCGTAATAACCGCCCGGTAAATTGGATAAGTTTTCAGCTTTAGGGTTAGTTTGCCACCATTTGCCGGCAGCATGAATAAATCCTTGAGCTTCGGGCATATCGGATGGAACTTTATCCAGAGAAACTTCGTGAACACCGCCTTGCTGACGAAAGAATTTCCACGCAAATTTACCTTTTGGCGTTTCTTTTTCGGCAAGTTTATACCAGTAATGATCATCATCCATAGGATTTGTATCCATGATAACCCCTCGCCATGTACAGCCCCCATCCGCTTCTGTAGGATATCGTCCCACTCGATGCGTTAAACCATCAATTACAGCTTTGGGAAGTTCTCTTGCTTCATTTACCCAAGCCCCGGTAAGTTCGAGAGACAATAATTTTCTCACATCTTTAGGTTGATCCAAAGCTAAGAAGATAACTTCCATATTAACCCCGGCAGCCCCTTCACGACTTGGTAGTTTTAAGTGATGGGTGATTGGCGGTGCGTATCTTACAGGTCCCCACGTTTCCTCGGGAAATAACTCAAGCCATGTTTTAAGCGTTGTGGTTTTAAGCATGGGATAGCTGTTTCTTACTATTGCAAACCTTGAATATTTAATGCCATCACGAATAGAAGGCTTTTGTTCCACAGCAATTTTCATTAATTCGGAAGCACAGGCGTAAGATTTGCCCGATCCCACAGGACCCATGAGCCCTCGAACAAAAGATTTATCTTTGAGAAACTTCCAGACTTGCGGAGAATTGCTAAAATCCAGTTTCATCGCTTTTGGAAATTGATTACTCATAGACCCTCGCTGCTAAAAGTTTTTCTTTTTCTTCGACAAAGGCATCCGTAACAATAGATGCAATCACCTGTCCGACATCACACTTGTTCATTTTTACAGCTTCCTCAATCAGCCAGTGTTTTTCATCGTCATCTAAATAAGAATACACATTACCTTTTTTTATTTTTAACTCTTTGAAAATTAAGTTGTCAAAACGATCGTTGTATTTCATTTGCTCTTGCCTTTCTTTTTTGATGGGGCTTCTCCTTCTGGACCAAGCATTTGTATTTCTACAACAGCCGGTCGATTGGCGTTTTGCTCCCGGTCAAGAAGTCCGGCTGACTTGGCAAGAGTTTGCAGCACTCTGACCTTATCAACCATTTCAACTTCCAAGCCCTGACCGGGTAACACTCTTATTTTTTTTATCGCAGAAAGGGCATAATCTGGAATATCCTTACTGGCTTTTACATCCACTTCACCCTGTTCATTCCACGTTAGAATATCTGTGATCTTACTTGTTCCCAAATTAATCAACTCGGTTGCTAATGCGTCCCTGTTATCAACAATAACATCACTGCCTTTTATTCTGCGATTAATCTCACGAATACCGCCAAATCCCTTAATCCTACTCATCAGAACGGTATTTCATCATCTAAATCATGGTTGCCCGGCACAGGCTCGGCTGCACGATCAGGCGTTAAAGAGGGCGATGAAAAGGAGCCCCCTGGACTCGATTGCTCCTTTGCCTTGTCACACAGAACCAGTGATCCCCCGTAATTGCCAATCACAATCTCAGCAGCAATCTTATTCGTGCCATCCTTGCCGGTATACTTTCTCATGGTCATCGTTCCCTCAATCAAAACCGTTGACCCTTTCTCCAGATACTTCTCAGCAATCCCAACCAAAGCATCCGACTTAATGACAACCTTATGCCAATCGGTACGCTCCTGTCTTTCACCGTCCTTTGTCTTCCATCGCTCGGTGGTTGCCACTGCTAATTCAGCAATACGACCACCGCTAGGAAACGTCCGAACTTCTGGACTGCGACCCAAATTCCCCATGATTGTAATTTTATTATAACTCGCCATTTGTCTCTCCTGAAAGTTGAAAAAAGTTTTGTGAGGTACCCCTCTATACGCACGACGGGGTAGCCCCCCATAAGTGCCTTTTTCGTAAGGGTGGGCTGCCCTTCTTTTTTATTCCTACGCCCTAGCTATCTCCCTTTATTTGTACTGTGTTCAAAGTGTATAACGAACATCTAGGTTTTGAACACTAACGCTTATTGTTAAATGCATCCTTGTAAAACGCAAGTGAGAAGGGTGGTTGCTTCTCTTCCTTCTTGTACCACATGATCGACTGAAGTATCTCTTTCTTCCATTGGTCCAAGGTTACGCCAGTGCTTGCTATGTCCTCTGCGATTGCCTCTTGCCTTTCGTCCCACCTGAACTGTCCTCTTGTGCCTAGCTGTAAATCTAATGTCGTAATGTACCATTTTACCATTTCTTTAGAAATCTCTTTAGTATTAGTATTGTCGTTAGATAATACGTTACTTACAACCTCACGTTGTTGTTCACTCATACAACCTCTAGATGTTGTATAACTCTCCTTCTTTTGTCTCTTTTTAGCAGTAGGTTTAACAACCTGATGTTGTGCAACTGTGGATAACTTCTTCATTGTTTCACTCGCTTCCTGTGTTTCTAAGTACTCAACTTTGTTTACCATTTTACTCGTTAATTCTTCATCACTGACACCGGGATCGTAGATGATTCTCCATGTGGCTCCCTTTCTTCCGACCTTCCGTAATCTATTCTGCTGTCCTATTTTCTTCACATATCCCCATTCCTCA